CGGTTTGTCCCGCCGGCAGTTGACCTCAACTATCTCTTCAACTTGCGTATCGGTGATGCAAGGCTGATCGGCCCTGCTGCTTACATGCCGTGTTTCAACGGTGATGTGGCTCAGGATCCGACAATTACATTAACAAGTCAGTGGGGCAATGGCACACGCAGGGGCACTATAGTGATGCTGCCTTCTTGGCTATTTCTGGGAGATCAGCGCGAACGTGATGTTCGGGTAGCTTTGTTCATTGCGATGTTTCAACCTCCTCTGTGTACCGCTGCTGCAACTGTAAACTTTCAAGTCGCCGGAGGTGTCGCACTGGAAGGCCTCATGTATCATAACGCCGGTACCCATCGTACGCAGTCTACAACTGACATGGTCTTCGTGATGCCAAACCAGGGCACTGATCAGACTCAAACCATAGCAGGTAGAGTTATTAACATGCCTAGGTATGGGGACAGAGATGTTTATACCTGTCGGGCTGTTGGCGGGGTTGCTGCTAACGTCTTGATACCTGCAGGTCGGCGTATGGCTTTTGCACCGGGTGGTGCTGATGTCATCTTCTCTGGTTCGGCTTTCATTGGTAGTTGGCGTTTTAACGAGTCCGATGTGCTGGATTTCGTTAAGTGTCTGAAGACTTACTTCCGGTGCGACGGAGATATCATAGCTGCGTTCGATGCTCTTTCAGCTCACTGCGTCACTTTTGCAAGACCAGCTACTCTGCACACTGCAGATATCGCAGTCACTCCTGAACAGAATTTGTGGTCCAGACATCTGATGAGCTACAGGCGAGACTACGTCGTGACAGCTGACAGTGGACTGCCCGTCTATTCTGTTACTGATGGTTATTGGCGCCGCATATATGCCGACTGCCGATCCGTGTCGTCTTGGATCAGCCCGGAGACCATGGTAAAGCCTATAGCGGACTTCAGAGTCATAGCTGCTCTACTCGTAGGTTTTTATAACTCTACTGCCAATCAGGAGATTGATGAACTGATCTACAAGGATTTGTTCAGAGGGACTGTAAACAAGGATGCTTTGATGTGTCACATACAGACCCTGAAGCTTGTAATCTCTGACGCCGTGTACGAGTCCTTAGGCCTACCTCCTGCTGTATTAATGGGTACTACTATGAGCAAGTACTG